ACGTCAAACTCACGATGCCCGACACCGGAGATACCGGCAGCGCCTGCTCGTCCTCGCGCCAGCACTCCAGCTCCCACAGGAACCGACGCTGGAACAGAACCTTGCCGATCCGCCCTTCGATCGCGGCCATCGCGGCACGAAGGTAGGTCTCGATCAGCCCGTCCTGCAGCCCATCATCGGCAAAGCCCGAGCCCATCCGCAGATGGTCCTTCATTTCCTCCACCGGCAGCGCCGCTTGGGGCACCGGGGTTTCTTCGGTCAACATCATGATCTGATCTCCGCCCGCGGCCGGGCCGTTGCTTCATGCAGGCTCGGGTGTCGGCCCGGCCCCCACATTGGGGACCGGGCCTGATCGTCAGGAACCCGGTCGGCTTCCGGGTGGTTCGGCTGATCGCCGAAGCGGCGGCGGCGCTGCCCCTGGTCTGCCAGACGCACGAACAGCGGTTCGAGACGCATCCGGTGCTGGATCTGATCAGCCGCCCAAACGGTGCCCAGGGAAGGGCGGAGTTCCTGGAGGCGGTCTATGGCTATCTGCTGCTGGCCGGGAACGCCTATCTCGAGGCCGTGCCGGGTGTCAGCGCGGTCCCGGGCGAGCTGCATGTACTTCGGTCGGACCGGATGAACCTGGTGCCGGGCGCGGATGGCTGGCCGGTCGCCTATGACTACACCGTCAGCGGGCGGACGCACCGCTATGACGTGACGGGAGTGGTGAGCCCGATTTGTCACCTCAAGACTTTCCATCCGCAGGATGACCATTACGGGTTCTCGCCGATGCAGGCGGCGGCGTTGGCGGTGGACGTCCATAACAGCGCGTCGGCCTGGTCGAAGGCGCTGCTGGACAACGCGGCGCGGCCTTCGGGGGCCATCGTCTACAAGGGTGCGGATGGCGGGGCGGCTTTGTCGTCGGACCAGTACGACCGGTTGGTGAGCGAGATGGAGGCGCACCATCAGGGCGCGCGCAATGCCGGGCGGCCGATGCTGCTGGAGGGGGGCCTCGATTGGAAGCCGATGGGGTTCTCGCCCAGCGACATGGAGTTCCAGAAGACCAAGGAAGCCGCCGCGCGGGAGATCGCGATTGCCTTTGGCGTGCCGCCGATGCTGCTGGGGATCCCTGGCGACGCGACCTATTCGAATTACCAGGAGGCGAACCGGGCCTTCTACCGGCTGACGGTGCTGCCGCTGGCGACGAAGGTGATGGCCGACCTCGCGCACTGGCTGTCGCGGTTTGCGGGCGAGACAGTGGAACTGAAGCCGGATCTGGATCAGGTGCCGGCACTGGCCTCTGAGCGGGACCAGCAATGGGCGCGGGTTGCCCAGTCGGATTTCCTGAGCGTGGCGGAGAAGCGGATGCTCCTGGGCCTGCCGAAGCTGGCGGAGGAGGAATGACGGCGCGGCGGTCCGAAGGCGGGTCGCGGTTCCTTTACGACAGTTTCGACGTGGCTGCGGCACGGATCGAAGCGAACGAGCGTGTCGCAAACGAACGCTGGGCGGGGCTGGAGTACCGGCTTGGGCTGATCGAGGCGACGCTGGAGCGGTTAGAGAAACGGATCTGGGTCGGCGTCTATGGCGTGGCGGCGTTCCTGTTGGCGCAGATGGCCGAGACGGTCATCCAGGCAGCGATGAGGTGAGGCGATGACGGATTACGGAGCACCCGAGCGCAAGTTTCACCAGCCCGACAAGGGGTTGGTGGTGACCGAGGGGCATGTGGTGGAAGGCTATGCCTCGCTGTTCGGCAAGACCGACCAGGGCGGCGACATCGTGCAGAAGGGTGCCTATGCGGCCAGCCTGAAGCGGCTGGCGGCGCGGCAGGGCCGGGTGAAGATGCTCTGGCAGCACGACCCCGGCCAGCCCATCGGTGTCTGGGACGAGGTGCTCGAGGATGCCACGGGCCTTTGGGTCAAGGGGCGCATCCTGACCGAGGTGGAGCGGGGCCGCGAGGTGGCGGCGCTGGTCCAGGCGGGAGCGATCGACGGCCTTTCCATCGGCTACCGCACGGTCAAGGCGGAACGTGACGGCAAGGGCAAGCGCCTGTTGTCGGAGCTGGAGCTTTGGGAGGTGTCGCTGGTGACGTTCCCGATGCTTCCCGAGGCGCGGGTCGCGGCCAAGGCGGAGGCCCTGGACGACGGCTGGCGCCATATCGCGGCGGTCTTCGAGGACGCGCGCCGCACCTTGGCCGGGCTGTAGCGCGGCGTCCCACTAGCAGGAGAAGGACACACGAGATGACCGAGACGAAGGCTCGGGCCGGGGAAGGTTTGCCCCCCGGCCAGACTGCGGCCGCCGAGGCGAAGGCGGCCATGACCGGGTTCCTGAGCGAATTCAACCGCTTTCAGGACGAAGTGAAATCAACGCTGAAACATCAGGAAGAGCGACTGACCATGCTGAACGCAAAGACGATGTCCTATGGCCGCCCGGCGCTTTCGGTCCGCGCGGAGGTTGAAGCCCCGCACCAGAAGGCGTTCAACGCCTATCTGCGGTCGGGAGACGATGATGGCCTGCGCGGCCTGACCCTGGAAGGCAAGGCGATGTCGACCGCCGTGGCCGCCGATGGTGGCTATCTGGTCGATCCGCAGACCTCGGAGCGCATCCAGTCGCTTCTGCTGTCTACCTCCAGTCTTCGGTCGATCGCCAATGTGGTGCAGGTCGAGGCGACCTCGTTCGACGTGATTGTCGATCGCTCGGAAGTCGGTTCCGGCTGGGCGACCGAGGCGGCGACCACCACCGAGACCGCAACCCCGGTGATCGAGCGCATCTCGATCAAGCTGCACGAGCTTGCGGCGATGCCGAAGGCCAGCCAGCGGCTGCTGGACGACAGCGCTTTCGACGTGGAAGGCTGGCTGGCCGAGAAGATCGCAACGCGCTTCACCCGCGCCGAGGCTGCGGCCTTCATCAACGGCGATGGCGTGGACAAGCCGAAGGGAATCCTCCTGCCGACCAAGGTGGCGGATGCGACCTGGACCTGGGGCAACATCGGCTATGTGCCCACGGGTGCGGCCTCGGACTTTGCTTCGGCCGATCCGGCCGACTGCATCGTCAACCTGGTCTACGCGCTGGGCGCGGACTACCGGGCGAACGGGGCCTTCGTGATGAACTCGAAGACCGTAGGCGCGGTGCGCAAGATGAAGGACGCCGATGGCCGCTTCCTGTGGTCGGATGGTCTGGCTGCGGGCGAGCCCTCGCGCCTGATGGGCTATCCGGTGGTGGTGTCGGAGGACATGCCGGATGTCGGAGCGAACGCTTATCCGATCGCCTTCGGTGACTTCCGCGCGGCCTACACCATCGCGGAACGCCCGGACCTGCGGATCCTGCGTGACCCGTTCTCGGCCAAGCCGAATGTCCTTTTCTACGCCAACAAGCGCGTGGGGGGCGACATCACTGACTATGCGGCGATCAAGCTGCTGAAAGTCGCGGTTTACCCTGGAACCCGGTCCGGGTCAGGCTAGTCGTATCGCGCGGGCTCCAGGCCACGCGGCCCGCGTTGCCCCAGGCGATCACCCGACCCACGGCCGAGGCCTTCCGTTCCGGAACCGCCGTCACCGGCGCCTTCCGCAGAAAATCGAACACCATTTCGCGCTCCTTCATGCCTCAGGCAATGCCTGCCCATCCGGGCTGCCTGATGCGCCCGGCCATATGACCTGCCAAATCCCTAAATCCGCTAAAGCGACCGAACGCTCGGGCGGCCGCCCTGCAACGGCACCAGCATCAGATCGGTCAGCGCCCAGACAAGTGCATCCAGCCGGTCGGGCGACCCCGCCCCCTGCCAGCCTGCCGCAGTCATCTTGCCCATCTGCTCTTCCAGGGCGCCAAGGCCCCGGACATGCTTGACCCGGCCCTGCTCGTACAATGCCGCCACCGGCTCGGCCCGCAGCATCTTCGACCGCGTCGCGTGGACGCCGCGATACGGCACCACCGGGTCGATCATCCGCACTAGCCGCTCCACCAGATCACCGCCCTGGTTCACCTCGGCGACCAGCCGGTCCGCCCCGTGCCGCTCCATCGCAGCCAGCGCCGCCCTTGCCCAGCCCTCCGGGGTCGCGCCCTTCACACTGGCGTCCTCCAGAACGACCGCGCGCCAATCCTTCGGCTCCCCCCGCGTATCCGCGCCGACAACCACGATCCCGCACGCGTCGCTCGACTTCATCGAGGTCACGGGCGGGTCCACCGCCACCACCACCCGGTTGAAGACCGGCACGTCGTCCACCCGCGCCGCTTCCAGTATCGCGGATGACCACAGCGCCCCATCCTCATCCTCGATCAGCACGCCCTCCAGCTCTTGCCGACCAAAGCGTGTGCCGCCATAGCGCGCCTGCACCTCGGCCAGGAAGCTTTCCGCAAGGTATGCCCGGTTCGCCTCGGTCGGCGCATGAGTGATCACCGATGACGGGTTCTTCAGGATCGCCTTCAGCACCCCCACGTTGCGCGGAGTCGTCGTGACCACCGCCTGCGGGTTCCGCCCCAGCCGCAGCGCGAACTGCAGCTGATCCCAGGCCTCAGCCCCCTTCTTCCACTTGCCCAACTCATCCGCCCAGGCCGCATCGAATTGCGGTCCCCGCATCGCCTCGGGCTCGTGCGCCGAGAACACCTGCGCCACCGCGCCGTTGGGCCACAGCAACTGATGCTTCGATGCCTGCCACTCGGGCTTCCGGTCCGGCGGCGAGCAGGCAATGATCCCGCTCTCGCCCAGCACCATCACGTCACGCACCTGGTCAAGCGTCTCGCCCACCAGCGCCACCCGCTTGCACCTGCCGGGATCGGTCGGCCCGGCCCCCTCGACCTGCGCCCGCACCCACTCCGACCCCGCCCGCGTCTTGCCCGCCCCGCGTCCGCCCATGATCACCCAGGTCTTCCAGGCCCCCCGTGGCGGCAGCTGATGCGGTAAGGCCCAGAACTCGAACACCCAGGGCAGCGCCAGCAATGCATTCTGACTTATCCCCGACAGGAACTCATCCACTTCCTCCGGCGCCGCGGAGGCAAGCCAGGCGGCGCCCGATTTCAGCTCGGGCCTCGTCAAGGTCGAGTGCCCCTCCGGCTCCGACGTGGCCGGCAATCTGCTTGCGGAGTTGGTCAACTTTTCCCCTTTCCTGCAGCACCGCCAGCGCCGTCGCGCGAAGATCGCGGATCGCCGTCTGTGCTGCCTTCACTTCGTTGAATTCCCCGGCCTTCAGCGCCTCCATGGTGCGCTCAAGCTCGACGACGGCCTTTTCGTAAAGCCGTTCCGTTACCCCCAGGACATCTGCCTGCGTGGGCATGTCCCCCGTGAACCTCACTGTCATCTAGTTCCGTCACCCCTCATGCTGCCCCCGCACGAAGGAAATGAAAAAGCGGCCAGCGGGGAGGCACCCCGGGCCGCTTCGACACTTCTTCTAGCATGCCGTAACGTCTACATCAGACCGCGCGGCAAGTCAAGATAAAACGCAGCAAGAACAAAGGCTTGGCGCGCGCAGGCTTCACAGGTTGTTAACCCTTACTCACCCTGCACGCCGCTTTCTTCCGCAGCGCCCTGC